CCTAGCCCGCTCCGCACGGATTTTTCGTGGATTCCGTGGTTCTTTGGCAGGATTCGAACGATTCTGCCGAACCCTGAGATTGTCAGACGGAAATCCGTTCAAACTTGAACCCTTCCAGAAACGCATATTGGCCGGATATTTCGCTGGGGCTACTGAGACCCTGATCCTGCTCCCGAAGAAGAACGGTAAGTCAACGCTCCTAGCAGCCCTTGCGTTGTATCACCTGCTCAGAACACCCGAGGCCAATATCCCCGTCGTGGCCTCGTCGGCCGGGCAGGCTATGTGGATCTTCGATCAGGCTCGAGGATTCGTGGAGCGGTCCCCGGAGGTATTCCAAGACGTAAGGGTACTCCGGGGTATCCGAGAGATCCGCCGGCGAGACCCGGAGGGGGAGAAGGGTCCGAAGAACATCGTCGGCGTGATGAAGGTCTTTGCCAACGACGAGGACACCATCGACGGGGTTATCCCCACGCTAGCCATCGTTGACGAGTACCACCGCCACCCGAAGGCGAGTACATACGGCGTACTCCGCGACGGGCTGGTGGGGGATGCGGCCATGATCACCATCTCCACTGCTGGCTCTCGCAGGGAGTCCCCGTTGGGGGGCCTTCGGGCGAAGGCTCATGCACTAGAGAACTTCACCCGGCGGGGGTGCTACAACCACGCCACCCAGCCGGACGGCTCATTTGACTTCCACGAATGGTGTCTGGACGAGGGTGCCGATGTGACCGATGTGGAAGTTGTCAAGGGGGCGAATCCCTCCTCGATCCAGACGCGGGCCAGACTGGAAAACAGGCGGATTTCCCCGTCCATGCTCCCAGCCCAATGGCTCAGGTTCGCCTGCGGCATCTGGACGGAAGGCGATAACCCCTGGATCGAGCCGACCATGTGGGATGAGCTTGCGGTGGATGTTGGTGGGTTAAACGATGGGGACGAGGTGTTCGTCGGGGTCCGTGCTGGTGCTGGTGCAGGTATCGGGATCGTGGCCCCAAGGGAAGACGGTGCGGTAGCTGTGCGGGCCAAGGTTCTTCCCCCGCCACCCGGAGGCCGCGTCCCACTCGAGGCCGTTGAGTTTGCCCTACGCCGTATCGCTGAACGGTATCGCGTGGTGGAGATCGGTTTCGACCCGGACCAGTTCCAGCGGTCGGCCGACCTACTTCAGGAAGCAGGGCTGCCAATGATGGAAGTGCCTCAACGCCCACAACGCCTTGCCGCAGCTACCGCGACTCTATGGCGGCTGGTCTCCGCAAGGCTCCTGCATCACGATGGTGACCCGGAACTTCGAGCGCAGGTACTCGCCGGCCAGACCAAGGAATCCACTACGGGATGGCGGCTCGAGCCCACCGCGCAGACTGCGGCGCTGATCGCGCTGGCGATGGCCGTACACCGCGCCACGGCCCAGCCGGATGAGACGCCGGCATTCGTGGCGCTCTGATGGGGCTGCTCTCTCGATTCGATAACTGGTTCTGGCGTCCGACGGAATCTCACAACATCGACAAGATGAAGCTGTGGGGGACCGGGCAGGATATCGGAGACCCCGTTCACGCGGGTGTCATGGTCTCCCAAGAGGGCTCGCTACGCCTCTCGGTGGTCTATCGTTGTATCGACCTGATCTCTGGCACGCTAGCCGGCCTGCCTGCCGAGGCCGTGCGGAAGCAGGATGAAATCCGAACCCCGGTGGATCGGCCCCCGGCCTGGCTCCAGGTGCCGAATCCCGAATCGAACTGGTTCGAGTTTGCAGAACGCTGCTTCGAGAGCCTCCTGATGGATGGGAACGCCTTCATCCTCATTTCAGCGCGAGACGCCCAGGGCTTCCCTTCGGAGCTATGGACACTGAACCCACACCGTATCCAGGTACGGCGTCGAGAGAACACCGGCCGCATCTACTTCCTGTGGGACGGCCAGACCGAGTTCTCGCGGTTCGGCACGTCCACGGGGGACTTCTTCGGTGACGTGCTGCACATCCGGCTGAAGGGTGCTGGTGGGGTTCGGGGCCTGTCGCCGTTGGAGATGGCGCGTCAAGCAATCGGGCTAGGGCTGGTCGAGGAAAAGTTCGGGGCCAAGTTCTTCGGGCGCGGTCAAACGATGAGCGGCGTGATCCAGCTTCCCGCATCCTCGCCGGCTATGTCACGCGAGCACATCGAACTGATGAGGGAGACATGGGAGGCTGCGCATAGTGGGGCCGACAACGCTCACCGCCCCGGCATCCTTAGCGGCGGGGCGACGTGGCAGGGGGTTACGATTCCCCCAGAACAGGCGCAGTTTCTTGAATCGCGGGACTTCCAGGTCGCGGACATCGCTACTCGGTTCTTCGGAGTCCCCCCGCATCTGGTGGGACTGACCGAGAAACAGACTAGCTGGGGAACCGGGGTGGCCGAGCAGGGCATCGCGCTCTATCGGTTCACACTGAAGGGTCATCTAACGCGGTTCGAAGCAGCCATGTCTACGCTGTTGCCGCGGGGACAGTTCCTCCGGCTGAATCACCGGGCCTTGCTCGAGGCCGACCCGAAGACTGAGGCCCAGATCCTAGAAATTCTGCTTCGCAATGGCGTCATCAACTTCGATTACTGGCGCTCGAAGCTCGACCTTGAGCCACGCCCCGGCGGTAACCGCTACATGATCCCGGCGAACAACCAGCAGATCCTAGAGCCCAACGGGCTGCCCCCGGAGAAGGCCCCGGCACCGGCCTTCGGGAGCCCGAACGGGAACGGGCAGCAACCCGTGGAGGTGAATACATGAGAGAGCGAGAGTTCGCGTCCTTCAAGCCCGAACTTGCCGCGGTAGAAACGCATGGTCGGTCGGTGACTGCATATGCCTCGGTGTTCAACTATCCGATTGATTCAGGCAGTCGCAACCATACACAGACCACCTTCGTTCGTCCTGGCGCATTCACCAAGACATTGAACGAGAGCCGTGAACGGATTCAGGTCATGGTGAATCACGGGATGTCATCTCGCTACGGGATGGACCCCGTTGCCACGCTCACGGATGCACGCGAGGATGGACACGGGCTGAAGGTATCCTTCGATATCGTTGCCGACCCATTCTTTGACCCGCTAGTTGCCCAGATTCAACAGCGTGCCTTCCGAGCAATGTCGATTCAGTTTGAGACCACTAAGGAATCATTCAACGAAGATCGCACAGAGCGCAACCTGGAAGAGATCGCGCTGTGGGAGCTAGGCCCGGTGAGCTTCCCGGCTAATGAAGCAGCAACCATTGCGTCGATGCACTCAATCAAGGATTTCATCCAAGCCGAGCCACTCGAGGACGAGAGCCGCGAAAGCACTCTCGACGTGAGCCGGCTCACTTGGGTTAGGGAAGCGAGCCGAAAGCTAGAGCTTGAAGACGAGGAGCTCGAAGCAATGGCGGCTCGCATGGCCGCACTAAGGAGCAAGTAGTGGAGATTCGAGAACTGATTCAGAAGCTCCACGATGATCGCCTCAATATCCGGGCGCAGCAGAATGAACTGATGTCCCAGATCGAGGCGAACGTGGAGGGCGAGTCCGCCGAGGACAAAGCCAAGTGGGAAGCGTTGGACAAAGACTTCGCCGACAAGGGCGAGCGTATCGACCACCTGCTTTCCATGCAGGAGAACGACAAGCAGCTAGACGAGCAGCGCGCCCGATTCGAGAGCGTCGTTCGTGATCCCCGGGTCATCGACAACGCGGAGCGGTCTTTCGAGGACCGGATGCGTAACTGGCTCAAGGCTGGTCTGCCCGACTCTGACACCTGGGCCCCGAAGACCATCACGGTCAAATTCGGATCCCTCGCTGCACAGCCCGGGCTAGACGGGACGATCAACCTCGAGAAGCACGACCTGACTAAGGGCGTGGCGACAGACGGTGCGGAACTTATTCCGACCGGATTCGTTCGTACCCTGCAGGAGCACCTGATCGAGAACAACGGCGTCCGCCGTACCAACGCGCAGGTCTTCTCGACCTCAACCGGTGAGAACCTGCTCGTCCCGGCGACCACCGGCCACGGTACGGCCACGCTGGTTGCTGAGGGTGGGGCGTTCCTCGAGAACGATGCTCAGTTCAAGCAGGTCACCATGAACGCCTACAAGTTCGGCCAGCTGACAGAGGTCTCAACCGAGCTCATCCAAGACTCGGCGATCGACCTGTTGGGCTATTTGGGCCGCGCCGCGGGCACCGCAATCGGAACGGTCACTGGCACCTACAACGTCACCGGCACCGGCACCGCTCAGCCCGAGGGGATCGCAAACGCCCCGACGGCCGGCGTGACCGGTGGTGCTGGCTCTGGCGTGACGGTGCTGGCGAACGACCTGATCAACCTGTACCACTCGATCGTCACCGGCTACCGGGGCCGCGGTTATTGGGTCATGAATGACTCCACTGCCGCGTATATCCGCCGGCTGCGTGATGACACGGGTGGTTCAGGACTCGGTAACTTCATCTGGCAGCCAGGCCTCCAGGCTGGTCAGCCGGACTCGTTGCTGGGGCGTCCGGTCGTTACCGATCCGGCGATGGCCGCCATGGCAATTAACGCATACTCAATCGCATTTGGCGACTTCAGCGCCTACTTCGCGTTCCGCGATGTCACCACGGTGCAGTTCGACCGTTCGGATGACTTCCGGTTCCTGAACGGCCTGGTGGCGTTCCGGTCGAGCCTGCGTACCGACTCGAAGCAGCTGATCAACGGTGCATCTGGCGCGGTGAAGTTCTACCGCAACGGCGCATCCTAAGGAACTCCGGGGGACCGCTGGACACGGGGGGGCCTTCGGGCCCCCTCCCCCGGAAGGAGGTCACATGGCGAAAGTCAAAGTGCTCGTGCTATATCCCACGGGCTTCCAGGCGTTGGGTGTAGGCGAGGTCGCCGGCTCCGACGTCGTGGAACTCGAGGAAGCCGTTGCAGCAACGGTGGTTGCCACTGGCTGGGCTGAATACGTCAAGGCACCGAAGGCCCGGAAGACGGAGACCGGCGCGGTGAAGCTGAAGGCTGATTCCTGATGGCCGTCCTCGCCGGCAATATCGGCACTTCCGTTCGGCTCGCGGATGCCCTTACGGGTAACGTGGATACGGATACTGCATATGTTGGTTCGAGGAGCACGACCCAGCAAGCTGCGCTGATCATCAC